GTGCCAATTGTCCTTTACTTTTAACATTTAATACATCATCACTTACAAGTAAATTTGCTGGAAATCTACCCATCGGGTCTGCATCCGCCGTATCATTTTCTTCGCTCTTAAATCCACTTGTCTTAAATACAGTTCCATCCTCTCTTGGTTTTCTTTTAGTAGTTTTTCGTGTGGGTGGTAAATCCACTTCTACAATTTTAGTGGATTTCTTTCCCCAAAGATTTCTACCATCACCTGTTTCAGATTGGTTTGAATCACCAAATGCTGATACTCGTGTTTTCTTTCGTGATGGTTGTTTTCCTCTTGATAATCCATCTGGGTCTGTATCAAAGTTTTCTTGACTACCTACATTATCTTTATTATATTGTTTATAATCTTTACTTCTATATTCTTGTGTTTCTCCTGGTTTTCCAATTCCAACACCCATATCACCATATCCACCTTGTGGCGTATCACCCATTTGAAATGGTATCCTACAATCATCAAACCAAGTAATCCCTTTACCATTATCCATTGCTTGCTCTAAATAACCTTTCTTATCAAGTGGTTTCATTGCAACTATAACAACTTCTACTGCTGGTTTTGGTTGAAATCCTGCATAACTTCCATCAAGGTCTTTTGCTTCATCTGATGCTGGTGCAGTAATTGGAATTTCTACATTCTCTTGTTTTGCTCCAACCCCATAAGCACCCATACCTTTAGCTTCTTCATCGTCACCTTTATTCTCTCTTGATAATTTATTTAAATTTTCACCGCCCTTACCAATTTTAGTTCCAACAACCTCTCGTTCTTTACCAAGTCGTTTATCAACTGCCTTTCCAATGTTCATCGCCTTTGGAAACCCTGTTGCATATGTCCAATAGATAGAAGTGAAATCAGTTCTAAATCCTGCTTCTTCAAGTGTTTCAATTTGTTTCCGTAATACATCTTGTTTTGGGGCTGCCATTACAAAAGCAAATCCTCCTGGTTTCAACACTCTCAAACATTCTTTCCATATTGGAACAAAAAATTCTCTCATTGCAATAGGTTTATTTCTTGGAAGTTTTTTAAATCCTTTCTTGGCATAAACAGTATTTGGCATATCCCTTTCTATATTTTCTACTTCATTAAAACTATCCCATTCTTTACCCATAAAAGATAGACCATAAGGTGGATCAGTTGCCATAAGATCAACTGAATTATCATCTAACTCTTTTAATTTATCCTTACAATCACCTAATAAAAGTTTACTCTCCATATAAATTTTTACTCCTTTTCTCTTTCTTTTTGGCATGGTAATGTTCTCTCGCCTTTTTTCTAAGGCGTTTTCTGTTCCGCTCATAATGCTCTCTTTGCCACTTTAATTGAGCTTCTTTTCTTTCTTCTTCAGTATAATATTTACGCTTTCTACCCATCTGTCATATCTGCATATTTATTTAACATATTCCAATTAGTCATAAGCCAAGTATCTAAATTAGGTAATGTTCCATATAACTTATCTTCTAAAAACATACTACGAAACTTTGACTTATTCATCATTGGAATCGTTTCATGTATTTTTTTACTAATTTTTAATTTATCCGAATCTGATATATCTACATCAAATAGTTGCATCAACTTATAATTTCTTTCCAAGATTTCTTTATCTAATAAAGATTTTAATCGTTCATTATCAGTACCATCTATAAGTTCATCAATACTTATTTTATTCTCTTTTAATATAACTGGCATTTTCTTCAATAATGTTTTTATACCAATTCCATTTATACCACCTATATTATCAGACTTATCACCTTCTATCATTCTATACATAAGAAAATTATGTGCTGGTATACCATACTCTTCAAGAAGCTTATCTTTATTATACAACTTCTTTTTAGTTGGTGACCTAACTCTAACTCTATCATCTACTAAATGTAAAAAATCCTTATCAGTGCTCATTATTATAATTTCGCTATCTGAAAGGACTTGTTCTGCTGTATATGCAATGACATCATCTGCCTCTGCACCTTCAACTGTTAAAATAGTAAGAGGTAGGCATTCAAAATATTCAAGACCTCTTGCCAATTGCATAAGCATAGACTGGTGTTCATCATCAGATGAACTATACACATCTGTACGATTTAATCTAACTTTATATTTTCGTTTATTCTTATACTCAGGATATATTTTACGGCGGCGATTAGACCCACCTTTACCATCAAAAATTAAAATGGTTCTTGTGGGTCCTAAAGTTTTCACTGCATAACCAACTGATTTCAAAAAACCAACTATTCCACCAACATGAACACCGTCATCGTTGGTAGTTGGTATAGCACTAAATGTTCTGATAAAAGTATTCAGACCATCTATAATCAGTACTTTATCATTGGGTTCTCTATCTACATCACCGCCGTGTTTTTTTATTTCCTCAAGAATAGATAAATATCTATCATTACTCATCGCCAAGCACTTCAGTAGTAATTTCTACGTCATCTATACCCTCTGGAATACTCTTGTATTTTAAGATTTGATGTTCACAAATTTGTTCATAAAGATGTTCTCTAAGTTCATCATTCTTTTCCATCATACCATTAAAATCCTTAGATTGAAATTTAATATCTTCATCTTTAAAATTAATGGTATACCAAGCTCCACCGTGTTTCAACAACTTATGATTTTTAAGTACTTGAAGCCACCCACCATAATTATCAATTCCAGAATCAAAGTACATTATGTAATCTGAATGTCTTAATGGTGGACCTAATCTATTTTTGATAATCTGTGCTCTACACTTCATACCAATAACACTACCATCTTTAGCTTTAAGTTGTCCCATATTCTTCAATCGTATTCTTGTAGAAGCATGAAAAGGTAATGCCTTACCACCACTTGTAGTCCAAGGGTCACCAAACATTACACCCAACTTTTGTCTTAATTGATTTGTAAATACAAGAGCAACTCTTTCTCTACCAATCATCTGAGTAATCTTTCTCATAGCCTTTGATATAATAATTGCCTTACCTGTAGACCAACCATCTTTATCAAAATCGTTATCAAGTTCTACTTTTGTAGTAGCAGCAGCTAAACTATCAACCAAAATGGTTACAAGTTTATCTTTATCACTTTCTCTAACTTTAGTAACGATATGAGAAATAGACTCAAATATATCTTCAACAGTTTCAAGGTGTAGATATAGCATATTACCTACATCTACACCTATCGCTTCAAGAAAATCTTTACTTACTGACGTTTCTGAATCTATATAAACAGCCAATCCACCCTTTTTCTGAGTTTCAGCTAATATATGTGCTCCGAGTAAAGATTTACCACTACTTTCAAGACCATTAATCTCTGTAATACGACCTACCGCTATACCACCATTTGGTTTATTAGAAATAGATAAATCCAACATGGATGCTCCAGTAGATACCCATTCTGTAATATCGGAGGGTGATGTATCAGAACCATCTAAGAAATAAGCAACTTTCATTTCTTTGAAGTTCTTGTTTAGAGAATCAGATAGAACTTGAGCTAACTCGTCCTTAACTGACATATTTATCTCCTAACTATTTAGCAAATAATTCGTCAAAGGCTTGAGAAGCATCAACTGAAGTAGCAGCTACATTAGAAAGATTACTGGAAACTGAATTTCCATCCTTGCTTTCTTCTTCATCACCGTCTTCTTCTTTAGGATTTAACCAATCATTCAAAGCTTCAGTAAGTTCATCATAACTCAACTCATTGTATATGTCACGAATATCCTTCTGACTTTCCATCATTTTATCCAACTTATCTTTACTTTCAGCCATTGGAGTTTGATTTGGTTTTACACGAATAGATGTTGATGGGAATGCACGACCAGTTTCTTCAGCCGTCTTAAATTCTACAACAACATCTCTACCATTTACAGGATCACTAATATCACCATAATCAGGATCAGCTATAACACTAAGTAATTCCTGATATACAGTTTTGCCAAATCCCCAAAACTTGACACCCTCATTTTCTGCTCCACGAACAATCACAGGTGCAAAGGCTCTAAGTTTAGCTTCTATCTTACGACCAAGTTGATAATCTTCACGATTTCCACCCGTCTTTAATTTATTAGCAAATTCCTCAATTGGATCTGGACGTCCGAATGAAATCGGTGAAAGATACGACTTACTATTCAAATCATAATGAAAAAACAATTCAATAAAAGGCATTTCCTTATTAGTTGTATTAGGAACTATCCTAATTTGTGTTTTTCCTGGTTGTGGTTTCCA